CCAGAGCATAGAACAAAGAAAGAACAGAAAGGATTGGTGGCAGGTCTATGGATTAGGACAATTAGGAGAAATAAGCGGAAAGATATATAAAGACTGGAAAATAATAGAGGAAGTACCCCATGAAGCAAGATTAGAGTGCCACGGGTTAGATTACGGGTATAGCAATGACCCCACGGCTATTGGAGCAATTTATTATCATAACGGGGGATATATAATAGATGAGGTTGCTTACCAAAAAGGGTTAAGCAATAAGCAAATAAGTGATATTCTATTTAATCAGGAACAAGCCCCAATAATCCCAGATTCGGCGGAACCCAAAAGCAACGATGAGCTAAAAGCATACGGACACACGGTAATCCCAGCAGAGAAAGGCAAGGATTCAGTCAATAACGGCATACAGTTAGTTAAAGGACAGAAAATATCGCTTACTAAAAGAAGTATTAACTTTATTAAAGAGTATAGGAACTATTTATGGAAAGTAGATAAGGACGGGAAGACGCTTAATGTCCCAGAACATCAGTGACGGGAAGACGCTTAATGTCCCAGAACATCAGTTTTCTCACGGAATGGACGCTATAAGATACGGCTTATCTTACATATTAAAAGCCAAGCCAATAGAACTTAACCAATTTCAACAACATTATTCAACAAGAGAAGATAATTCAAATCGTTAAGTCGGTGGAATATAATGAGGGATAGAACAACTTATACTAATCTAACAGAATCAGGTCAAGTAAAAGCTGGAGAGTGCTGGGTAGCTGGAATGTATGTAAACTCTACATCTTCAGGTACCGTTAAGCTATATGATTATCTTTCAGCAACTGGTTCAGTTATCTTTAATACGATAACCCCGGCAGCAGGATACCATTCATTGGGCAATGTCCATTGTGAAACGGGCTGTTATGCTGAAATAGGAGCAACAATAGACGTTACATTTTTAACATTAGAAGAATAGGTGGAATTAAATGGCGGACTTAAACGTATATGAGTTAGTTCGGAAGAACGAATCTAATTATCGTTCAGGTAATATAAAAACGAGCAAATATGTAGTTCAGGACTTCTACGAGGATATATCAACTATTGAAGCATATTTGAATTCAAAGCATATTACCGGCGATAAAGATTCAATGGGAAGGGACAAGCCGTTCTTTAACATTGTATTGGCGACTCGGAACATTTGGTTTAGGGCTACGGACTTAGACAGAAAGAATATCATTGCCAAAGCTACGAAACAATCAAATTATTTAGCTTCGTTATTTTATACGGGACATCTTAAAAAGTGGATGAGAGATGAGAACTTCGGGCAGTATCTTAATGACTGGGGGCTATATTTGGCTTCATACAATGCTGCGGTAACCAAGTTTATTGAAAAGAAAGATGGATTACATATCAGCGTTATACCGTGGCAGTCGTTGATAGTTGATGTGCTGGGATTTGAAAAGAACCCCAAAATTGAGGTGCTTGAAATGACACAGGACGAGTTAAGGTCGCATACCGAATATGACGAAGAAATGGTTGAAGCTCTTATTGAAGCACAATCAAGCAGAAAGATGATTGACAATCGTCCGAAGGATGTTCAGAAGACAAACTATGTCAGATTATACGAGGTTCACGGAGTATTGCCGTTAAGCTGGCTTACGGATGATGACAAGGATGACGACACTTATGTCCAGCAAATGCACGTTATTAGCTTTTTAGCCAGCAAGCAAGGCGGAGAGTTTGATAATTTTACTCTTTATTCAGGACAGGAGAAGAATGACCCTTATATGCTTACCCAGTTAATACCGGCAGTAGACGGCTCAATATCATTGATGGGAGCGGTTAAGACGCTATTTGACGCCCAATGGATGACCAATCATACAATTAAGAATATCAAAGATCAGTTAGATTTAGCTTCCAAGCTTATATTCCAAACCAATGATGCCGGCTATGCTAACCAGAATGTATTAGAAAACATAGAACAAGGACAAATAATGGTTTACGGGCAGGATAAGAACCCTTTAACACAGGTTCAGAATAACAGCCACGATATATCGGCATTAGAGAGCTTTATGTACCAATGGCAGGTATTGGCCCAAGAAGTGTCTAATACGCCAGAAGTAACGAAAGGACAAGCGAGTTCAGCCCAATCGGCTTATGCCAAAGAAGCCCTGATGCTTCAGCAGTCCCAGCAGAACTTTGATATAATGACCCAGAATAAAGGGCTGTCGTTAGAACAGATGTTTAGGAAGTTTATAACACCCTATATATTAAAGCAGTTAAATAATTCAGATGAGCTGGTTATGGAATTGGGAGATTACGGGATAGAACAAATAGACAAGAAGTATATATCAAGCCGAGCCGCCAAAGTATTTAATTACAAAGCGGTTGAAGCGGTTATAAACGAACAGGAAATGCCTAATTTAGAGGAAGAAACCCAGAGAGTTCGGCAGGAGGTAACCGATATGGGAACGCAAAGGTTCATAAAGCCGTCAGAAATATCCACTAAAACTTGGAAGGATATATTTGAGGACTTTGAGGGGGATGTGGAATATCGGATAACGGATGAAAATGTTGATAAGAATAATGTAATGCAGGGAATTAATGCCCTAATGACTACACTGGCTAATCCAAACGGGCAAGCGTTTATCAGAACCCCCGAAGGAAAGCTATTATTCAATGAAACTCTTAATTTACTGGGAATTATTAACCCAGTTCAAATACAAGAGCAACAACCGCAAATGCAACCACAACAGCCACAACCGCAACTAGCAAAGGTCGGTGGAATACAACCAATAACACAATAATTATGCCGTGTATTAAATGTAGTAATGGCAAATATAAGTTAGGAAGTAGCCCCTGTATGTATACATCTAAGAGTTCTTGTGAAAGGGCTTACTCGGCTTATAGAGCCAAAAAACATAGCAAAAAGCGAAAATAATATGGAAGAACCAAAAAAAAAGAAACAGAAAATGCGTTTTAGTGAGCAAGAGCTTATAACAATCAAAGGCGTATTTGCCGAGAATGATGACCTTTTAAAGACAATGAGGAAAGTATTTTATCAGATGCCATTGAATGCGGCAGATTTATCGATATTACAGATTACATTTAAGAATAAACCAGAACTGCATAAGGTTATGAGAAAGTGCTTTTTGCCAGAGATAGTAGCAGATGTGCCGTTTCAACAGCAAATAGACCTATGGATGACTATCAGCTTAAAGGAAATGATGGTAGGTGAAGCGGCAGTTCATTTAGATTCAATACAAATATGGATAGATTATATGGAACAGCAATTAGAAGTCTTAAAAGGAGGCAAAAAACAAAAGATAGATTTTAAGGGATTAACTGATATTAAAGAAGTTTGCTAAGATATTGGCAAGAAATACAATAGTAAATCACGTAGAACAACAGTTAAACCAACTATTGCTTCTGGCTGGAATGAAAGAAGAAACGCCAGAAGAAACAATAGAACGCCTTTCAAAAGATTCCAACAAGTGATATGGCAACAAAAGGGATAAGATTTACAGAAGAACATAAAAGAAAGATTAGTTTATCTAACAAAGGTAAACCAAAATCGGAAGAACATAGAAAGCATATGAGTGAAGCGAGAAAGGGTTGTAATTATCCTCATTTAAGATTGGCTATGAAGGGTAAACATCATACTCTTGAAACAAGAAGAAAGATAAGTGAAGGGCTTAAAGGAGAGAAAAGTTATCTGTGGAAAGGTGGAATTAGTCCAGATATATGGTGCGGACAAAGAGGTGGTAGGTTAAACGCAGACCATATAAAACCCTTTTGTGATTATCCAGAATTAAGATTTGCGATAGATAATGGAAGAACTCTTTGTGTGGAGTGCCATAAAAAAACAGATACATTCAAATTAAACCAATATAGAGCAAAAAATTCAAATAAATAATTGATTCAAATAAATAATTGAGAATAAAACTCACCAAATTGAAATTGCGGAATTCTTCCGCCCAAATATATGGAAAAAGAAATTGAGGACACAACCTCTAAAAATGAGGAAGTCAACGAGCCTGAAAACGTTGAGGAGGAAGAAGTAGGATTGCCAGCAGACCCCGTTGAAGTTGAACCAATAGACGAGGAGGGCGATGCTGACAAAGAAGCTCTTAAACAAAGGAATCAGGAACTTTATGAGCAGCTTAAAAAAGCCAAAGGGCTTATAAGAGGAAAGGACGGCAAATGGGTCAAAAAAGAACAACCCAAACCCCAGCCGATAGAAAAAGACGGTATGGCTGGAGTAACTACCGAAGAACTCTATTCTCTTGTAAAAGCCAATGTTCCTGATGAAGATACCAAAGAGGTTAAGTTGTATGCTCGTTCTCACGGTTGTACCATAACTGAAGCCCTTAAAATGCCAGAGGTTAAATCTCTATTAAAAGTAAGGGCAGAGTTAAGGAAGACCGCAGAAGCATCAAATGTTACTTCTAAAAGGTATGGAGCTTCTAAACCTACTGACGAACAGATTTTAGCTGATGCGGACGAAGGCAAATTGCCTGATGCTGAAACATTAGCTGATGTTCGCCAGAGACAGAGATTAGCAAAGAAAATGGTTGAATAGCGGTGGGTTTAACCATTAATCGGTGGTTAAACAATGGCAACAACTGGAACTAATACTCTTGCTACTTATGCTTACAGAGTAAAATTCTACAAGGCAAACCTTCAAAGAATTCTACGAAATAGCTTGGTATCGGAGGCAATTTTTGAAGTAGACAGAACTGATAGTTATTTAATCAGAAATCCATATGGTTCTCAGCCATCAGCCCAAATAGGGGATATAACTGGGACATATTCGGTTGATGATTATACAACTACCAATGATTCTCTAACCGTAAACATAGAGTGTAAAGTCGCAGAACACGTCTATGACTTTGAGCAAACGCTTCTTAACTACGATATGTTTGCCAATAGGGCAGACGAACAAGCGTATTCCTTTGCCGCAGCAGTTGATAGTTTTGTTTTAAACTATTGCGGAACCAATGCTGGAGAATCTTATACAACCCCAGCAGGAGGATTTACGACAGCAGCGAATGTTCTTACAATTTTATCCAACCTTGTTTCAAAGATGGCTGGATACGCAGATTCATATAAAGGATTATTCTTGGTGTTAGAGAATACTGATACCACAGGATTACTCGTATCACAGGCAACAAACGGTTATTCATTCGCTGATTTGGCGTTGAAGAACGGTTTATTGACCCATATGATGGGAGTAGATATTTATGTGGTAAGAAGCGGCACATACAGTGATACTAATGTAGGAAGTCAGACAATTACAATGGATGGTTGTAGATTATTTGGAGTTAAGAAAACAGCTACTTATGCCGCGCCGAGAGGAATGAACGTAGAGGAAAAGTCGGTTACAGGAAAAACTGGTAAGGAAATAGTAACTTGGGGGCTTGTTGGAGCAGAAGTATGGTCGCAGAAAGCTAATTTATTGGTGAAGATAACCCTAGCTTAATAGGACTCCTTCCTTTTTGGGGGGGGTAAGATAACCTATTAAGCTTGTATCCCACCGAAACTGGCGAGGTAGGTTATCTTATTCCCCCTGAAAGGGGATACTATTACAATAAAATGGCAACACCAAATTCTTTAGACCCCCAATTCACAATAGTAAAACTACCCGGGAATGTATGGATTACTGCTGGAACTGCCTATGACGATACTACGATTAAAGCGGCAATAGGAACGCCTGGAACAACTATGGCGGCTGGTTCAATATACATCAGCACCAACGCTACAAC